GAAGCAGTATCATCAAAGTATTATTGATAAGATTGACAAAATTATTCGCAATCTTGAGTCAAACTCAGGCACAAAGCAGGTGATTAAATCTAATGAGTGGGGTTATAGTATTGAATATGATCCTCTGGATTTTACCTCACTTAGTGAGGATATTCTCTCTCTAGAAAAAGGCCAATGACAGCACAAAGCAGGGTCTGCAACACACTAGAACAACTGGAGGAGTTAATGATGGACATTACTTCACACGATTTAAATCTACAAATGCAACAATTACTTGCTGATTACAAACGTACAGGTAATGAAGAGTATAAAATAGATGCTGAGTATCTGCGATCTGAGTTTGATACTTGGTGGAATGATGATGACAGTTCTTTTGTACCTCCTGCTGAAATTCCAAATTGATATTAGAAATTCACTACATTTATCAAGAGTCTAAGTCTGACGATCCTATGGATAGTTGGACTTATTTTTTCACTGAAATTGATGATTTCGAAAAAGCTAAGAAAAAAGCAAATACGTATTATAAAAACTTCATCAAACAAAATGGATGGGGTCGTAAAACTAAACTTAAAATCATTCAAAAAATAAAAAATGAAAAGGATTCTGTCCCTGTTGTTACTATCCAACCTCCTAAACCCAAGCGTCGCAAACGCACACCAAAGGTATTATCGAGGAAGAGTTTTCCATCATCATCCAATTCTTCACGAAAGAGTTAATGTATGGTTTAATAATAGAGGTTACATTCGCCTTCGTGTATCACACAATTGCTTTTGGAAACCTGAAAAAGGAAAAACTATCTGTTACTACTGATGTCAACTGAAGAGAAGATAATTAAGACATGTAATGAAGTACAGCAACTATTGCTGTATAAAAATAAGAAATATGGAGATTCAGCAATAAATCCTATTCGTATTGTCTCTCAGTCATCCAATATAGAACAAATCTTAGTTCGTATTGATGACAAACTGAATCGTATTTCTCAAGGAAACAATCTCATTCATGATGATGAAGATGTCATTATGGATTTGATTGGATATTTTATCTTACTAAAGGTAGCTATTGACAATGATGCTGAAGCATCATATAATATACCATGACCCTGTTCTAAATTATGCACCTATCCTCTGAGACTGTATCTATTCTCAAGAACTTCAGCTCTATCAATCAATCTTTGCTTATCAAAAAAGGTAAAGTATTGAGGTCTATGTCAGTGATGAAAAATGTTCTTGCAGAAGCAGAGATTACTGAGGTTTTTGATCGTGATGTTGCCATCTATGATTTGTCTCAGTTCCTGAACTGCATGTCACTCATTCCTGGTGCTGAGATCTTACTCAAAGAGGACTTTATTACTATCACTGATGGTAGTAACTCTATTGAGTATAGGTATGCTGACCCTTCAGTTATTGCAGCACCACCTGAGAAAGAACTAAAACTTCCTTCTGAAGATGTTTGTTTGGTAATGACTGAAGAACATCTAGAAACTGTCAAAAAAGCTGCTGCTGTATTACAGATTCCTGATGTATCTGTTATTGGTGATGGCAGTAAAATCTATCTGACAGTATCAGATAAGAAGAATAGTGGTTCAAACAGTTATAAGATTGAAGTTGGAGATACAACAAGTGTATTTCGCTTCAACATGAAAGTTGAGAACCTGAAGATGATTCTTGGTGATTATGACGTCACTATTAGTTCCAAGAATCTTGCCAAATTTGTTCATCATTCACGTCCTTATGTGGCATTTGTAGCTATGGAGCCAGATTCTACTTATGAAGTTGGTTGAATTTAACAAAGCAAGTGAACCTCTATGGGGGTATTATCTTGACATTATCAAACTTAGGTCAAAATCTATTATTACACTTTCAGTAGATGAGAGTGCATTTAAAAGATCATGGCCATCATTGTTAATTCAATTTGGTGGTCCTGAGTTCTTACACATTTCTGCTCATATATTTGGTATTGTAGCAGGACTATCAATTTACTCTAGACATTATGACGATTAACGTAGAAGAATGGTATGATGGTGATGGTAAACTAAACCTTACCATTGTATGGGATGAAGATGACCCATTTGAGTCCAGATTTAATAGTTGGACTGCTGTTGATTTCCTAACTGCTATCAAAAATGCTTGCGATGAAGACGTATCTGTGGGTGGAGAAGTTTGCCCCCAAAACAGTGAAAGACTGCATCCTTCCCCCAAAAATCAAGAAGACATTTCTTGAGTATGAAAGTAGCAAAGATTTCCCTAATCTCTTGCTTGCTGGTCCTGCTGGTGTGGGGAAAACTAGCCTTGCTAATGCCCTTTGTAATTCAATTAGCGCTGATACTCTTTTTGTCAATGCTTCTCTTGATAGAGGTATTGGTGATGTAAGGACCAATGTTGCTCAGTTTGCATCATGTTCCTCCCTTGTATCAGGTCAGAAGGTTGTTATTCTTGATGAAGCAGACAATCTCACTCAAGATAGTCAAAAGGCATTACGTGCCCTTATAGAAGAGTTTCAGGGTCATTGTAGGTTTATCCTTACTTGTAACTATCCTCACAATATCATTGATGCTATCCATTCAAGATGTTCAGTGTTTGATTTTCACACCAGAAGTGAGAAGCAACTTGCATCATTGAGTTCAAAGTTCTTCCAGCATTGTGTCACTATTCTGGAAGATAACAATGTTACCTATGAACCAAAGGTGCTGGCACAATATGTGATGAGCATGGCACCAGATTGGAGAGGTATTTTGAATAATCTTCAGGGTATTTCAAAATCAGGTGAGATTTCATCAGATATTTTGAAGGATACTCCTGATAGTTTGGTTGAATATATCAAAGCAAAAAGATGGACTGATGTGCGTGATTGGGTCTTTGAACATTCATATGTTCACCCAAAACAACTAGAAGGTTCTATCTATAAATCACTGCAATCTTCACTTGATAATCAATCAAAACCTATGGCAGTTTTGATTTTTGGAGAATACAGTGATAAAATTATGGCAGGTGCTGATCCTAGTATCACATTACTTGCACTTTGTACTCGTATTATGATGGAGTGTAATTTTTCCTAATGTACCTATTCAAAAACAAAATGAAAGATCAAAATCCACCTCCTCTTGATGATGAGTCAAAAAAGGATAAGTGGAACAGAGCAGTTGATCTATTTGTAGAGTCAGTTCTAAAACCTGACCATGAGTTGCGTCAATGCGCTCACAATCAAAAATGTTATAATGAACTATTGGATATTCGCCAAAATGTTCTTGACAATCTGAACTATATCAGATGGCACTAGAAGAATGGAGGATTGAAATGCAAAAGTATACTAAAAATAAAAAAGAGTTAAAACTTTTGCAAGATGGTCCTAAAAGTTGGATGCAAGCAATGCATCTTGGTGCGTTGAGAAACAAATACAAGAAGATTATGGGTATCAAGGATGATCCTGAACCCAAAAATTGTCAAAGTAGTTTCAAAGAATAGAATGATTCTATAAAATAACATGGCAAAATCACAACCCTTTGAGTATGTTAAAAGCATCAACAGCAAGAACTATCTTGACCAACTTACTGGATACAATCCCTTTCTGACTAACAGAGCATTTGCGTATCACATGGATACAATATTGTTTGCTGAGGAGATGAACCAAAACAATGGTTTGTCTCCTCTTTTACAATATGAATTTTACTTCTATTCTGTAAGAAAATCAGATAGATTTGGATTCCCACCTAAACCTGTAGATCCACCCAATTTGGATCACATTATGGAATACTTTGGTTATTCAAGACAGAAAGCACTTGAAGCACTGAGAGTGTTAGATTTGAATGATATTAGTAATATAATCAGTGATTTAGATAAAGGAGGCAGATAGTTATAAATAACTCAATAATTGAGTTAGATTAATGACTTGGACTGCTGAAAATTTGGTGGAGGTTAAGCTCAAAGCACCAGATGACTTCCTTAAATGTAAAGAAACCCTCACTAGAATTGGTGTTGCATCACGTAGTGAGAAGAAACTATATCAATCTTGTCACATTCTTCATAAGCAAGGTAAATATTATATTGTCTCATTTAAAGAGTTGTTTATGCTAGATGGCAAAAACTCTGACTTCTCTGAGAATGACCAACAACGTAGAAATAGAATCACAAAGTTACTATCTGACTGGGGATTGGTTGAAGTTGTTGATGCATTGCGCATTGAAAATGTATGCTCAATGAGTCAAATTAAAATCATTCCACATAAAGAGAAATCTGAATGGGAACTTATTCCTAAATACCAAATAGGTAGTAAGAAATCCTAAAATGGAAAGCGACATTTATCTTTCAATGCAATCTGCATATAGAGATGTATATCTGAGGGAAGGTCCAATAGATTTCTTGCGTAATAATATTTTTTATGATAAAAAGAAAAAGCAAGAGATACATCAAGATGAAAAAC